AATCACAAAATCTTCACATGGATATTCTGCTGGTAGTTTTGTAACTGTTGACTTTACTTCTGGAACAGGTGTTGATGGCGATTATGAAATACAAACTGTGCCTGACGCAAACACATTTACACTAACTTCTGCAACGTCTTTAACAACAAGCGGAAACTGTACATATTCAGCAGAATTTTCACAATTTAATCCTTTTGTAAATGGAACATATATTGCAAGAGGTTTTAAATTTAGATGCGATATGGATTCTGACGACCCTGCACAATCAATAGAAATAGATCAACTTGGATATACAGCAGAATTAGAAAGCAGAACAGAAACAAGTTTAGGAAATGCAGCCGCATCAAGTGGTGGATTTATAGCAAGCGGTACTTCTACAAAATCAATTACTTTTACAAATAGCTTTTTCACAGGTCAGTCAGGAACAAGTGTAGCTGCTAATTCTGTTTTGCCTTCAATAGGAATAACAATAGAAAATCAATCATCAGGAGATTTTTTTGTTTTATCGAATATTTCTGCAACAGGTTTTGATATAGATATTAAAAATGGTTCTAGCAATGTAAATAGAAACTTTAAATATGCTGCAACAGGTTTCGGGCGTGGTAGTTAGTGTTGGTTTAGGATATACTTAGAGAAAATTTTGGATTAGGAAATGGCACAACACG